AACAAACTGATTCTGCTAGTTTGGCTTCTGAAGCCACTCAAAATAGTCAATCAACATTAGAAAGCATTGTTACTTCTAAAAAGTTTCAAGATTCTATTGCTGGCAAATCACCTCAAGAAAAAGCTAGATTGATTCAGGAAATGAAAACTGCTATTCAATTTGGTAATGAGGTAGGTTCTGAATTAAATAAGGCAGTAGATCAATACGGCAAACCAACTTTTATTTCTTTGCCAACTTCCGCTTCTTTTGTTGATACACAAGCTCAAGCAATGACTCAACTTGCTCAACACAAGCAAAATGCAGAGCAAATTGCCGCTTACAGAGATCACTTTGATAAAAATTCAAAGCATTACGAAGAAACAAAGACTTTGCCAGTGCCTGGTGCTATCGGTGCGGCCTATACCGATAAAGGTATATTTAAAGAAATTCGTGATCGTTGGTCAAATGACATTGGCCGCATCATGGAAGGTGAATATGTTGCTCGTGGTGCAAAACAACAACCTACTGCTAGACCAGAGGCAAGACCTACGGCTCCTGTAGCACCGCCAACAAGCAACACAAGACCTACTTTGTCAGAACTTAGAAGACAGGCTGGACGTTAATCATGGCAAAATTTGATGAACAAAAATTTAGGGCTTCTGCAAAAGCGGCTGGTTATTCTGATGAAGAAATTGATGCAGAATTAAAAACCACACCTGCCCCTGTTGGTGCTGCCGTGCCTAACATTGTGCCTATTGCAGATGGTAGAGAAACAACTGCCGCTTTCCAAGCAGAAGCTAAAACAGCAGGTGAAGATCTAATTAAGTCTGCAAATCAAGAACAAACAGCTACTTTATCGGCTCCTCCATTTGATTTTATGAAGGCTCTTAATTCACCCGTTGGATATGTAACAGGGGCTGCCGCTCTTGGAGCTTTAGGAACTGGTGTTGGATACGCTTTTGGTAAAGCGAAATCAGGACTTAGTGGAATTAACCAACGCAAAATTGGCCAACAACCAATAGACAGAACAATTGATATCCCAATGGATACAGTTGAAAAAAGAAATGTTAGCCCATTTGCCCAACAGTTTGAAACGACTTATGGTGTTCCTTTATCTAAAGCTGAAGCACTTACTGGCGGCCCAATTACCAATGCTAAAGATGCCGCAATCATTGGTGGTGCATTAAAAAATCAAGGCGGGATTTCTGTAAATAATCCCTATCAAACAAGTCCGTATACACAAGCACCCTCTGCTGTTGCGCCTACTGCACCTGCTACGCCACAAGCTACTGCTCCTGCACCTATTGCACCAACACCTAGCGTACAAGCAGGTGTAGAAACTGGTAATGCCGCTAAAGCAGTTCAAACAGTTGTTGCTCAAGAACTTGATAAAGCTACTGGTGTTGCGCCTACATTGGCCACATTTAATCGTGATGCTAGTGGCAATATTGAATATCCAAAAGGCATGAGTCCTGCTGCTAAACAAGGTGCTGAAGCATTTGCCCAACAATATCCAGACCATGCTAAAGCTCTAGCGGCTGAAGGTCGCTTTGGTATTTTGGGTGCTGGCTCTGGCGATAACAATTTGTTTAATTCTTACAATTCTGACATGATGAAAAGAATTCGTAATGAAGTAAACCAAGGCCAAATGGTTGGACCATATGCCAACTATGAGACAAAAGTGAATCCTGCCATTAAAGGTATTTCACCTGAGTCTGCTATTGGAAAAGATTTGGCTCAATTAAGAGAAGCACAAATCGGTGGCAATTACGGGCCACTAGGAACACCTGCAAGTATTGGCGGTAAAAAAGGTGGGTTATTAACTGGTGCAAATACAGTTACAAAAGCAATTAAAGCCGGTGGACCTGCCATGCTTTTGATGAGTATTGCTGATGCGGCTAAAGCTGCTCAACAAGGCAAATATGGTGAGGCGGCTGTTCGTAGTGCTGATGTAGCTACAGACTATTTGCCTATGATTTCTCAATTGAAACAAGGTTTTGCTCCTACTGAAGCTAGCGCACCTGGCGTTTCTAAAGAAAGAATTGAAAGCTCTGCATTGCTTGGTAGCCCTTATGCTCAAACTGAATGGGCTAAGACACAAAGACAAAAAGAAAAAGCTGGTGCTGGTCGTGGCATAGCTCCTCCATCTGCTTACATGAGGTAAATCATGGATGAAAAAGTCACCCACGAACAAATCTACGAAAGACTTCTTGAAGTTGAATCTAAGGTAGATAGCATAGACAAAAACACTAAAGGTCTTGTGGAGGCTTTTGATGCCTTGCAAGGTGCTTTTAAAGTGTTGGGATGGATTGCCTCTGCCGCTAAACCTATTCTTTGGGTAGGTGGCTTGATCATGACGGCTGGCGCAGTTTGGCAAACTTGGATTAAAAAATAATTGGAGTTGATATGAAAGCTGGCTTGTACGCAAATATTCACGAAAAGCAAGAACGTATCAAAAATGGTTCAGGCGAAAAGATGAGGAAGGTTGGCACTAAAGGCGCACCTACCAAGAAAGCTTTTACTCAGTCTGCCAAAACGGCTAAAAAAGGCAAGTGATGATTGATTGGGCTGAAGCATTTATTGCCGCAGCCTGTATCACTTGTTTTGTAGTGTTCTGTAGCTACATCATTCTTTGGGCGTATCCGTGAGATGGCTAATAGGCATTGTATTAATCCTCTCACTTCACTCTACAGGAAAAGACCTATGTAATGTGCGTGAGTTTTACTCAATTGCTTGGGGCATCCATGACCCTACTGAGCGACACAAACAGATGGCCGATTGGCTTACAAGACACCAGAATTTATGTAGAAGTGATGATTTTTTAATAATCTGGAACAACATGGCTGAGTGGGGTGGGACTTCTGACTCACACAACTTGCGGTCTTTAGTTGTTCAGGGATACAAGATAGCGTTTGCGAGGGAGAAGAAGTGATAATCCCAAGCAAATGGTCTCCAATGGTTCAGCCAAGATTTGATTTTGAGACTGTTGTTTTTGACAAGGCTGTTGAGAAAGTTCAAGAAGATTACAAACTTGCAATCCAAGCACACAAAGCTGAAATAAAGATACAAGAACTTGAAGTTGAGTTGTACAACAAAAAGGCTAGAGTTAATGAGTTGGAGTTAGGAATGTTTAAAACTCGCAAATTAGATTTATACGTTTAGGAGTTGATATGGAAGATTTAAGAGGCAGACTTACTTTCTATGTAACCTTTATGGTTAGCGCAACACTATGTATTTGCATACTAGGAATGGTTGGTGCTTTCATTCTTGGTTTATGGGCAAAAGAAGTTGATAACTCTGAAATTTTCGCCTTGCTCAGTCCTGCGTTTCAAACAATTATTGGTGGATTTATTGGCCTCTTAGCTGGTGTGAAACTATCACACGATGAAGACAAAAAAGGATGTAAAAATGCTTGATATTCTTAGTGGTGGTTTATTAGGTTCAATCTTTGGTGGCATCTTTAGGATGGCCCCAGAAGTCCTTAAATGGATGGACAAAAAGAATGAGCGTGAGCATGAACTCAATATGTTCAAGTTCCAATGCGACTTAGAGGCTCAACGTGGCCAACAAAAACTTGCAGAAATAGGCGCACAAAGAGAAGCCGCCATCGATGTGGGTGTCATGGATGCCTTCAACAACGCCATTAATCAGCAAGCAGAGATGGTTAAGGCCGCAGGTGGATGGGTAGCCTCACTTTCAGCTTCTGTGCGTCCAGTAGTAACATATTGGGTACTATTCGTTTGGTCATTTATCCATGTGTGGTTTGCATGGAATGCATGGTTGGCCGGTGCGCCAGCGGCTGAAGTCTTTAAGACAATGATGACACCCGACTTTTCGGCATTGTTATCAGGAACAATCAATTACTGGTTTCTTGATAGAACTTTGTCTAAGCGTGGCATATGAACTTAGAGATAGCCGCTTCACTATGTAAACAGTATGAAGGGTTTAGAAGTAAGCCCTATCTCTGTCCTGCGGGTGTGGCCACCATTGGCTATGGCTCGACTTACTATTCTGATGGGCGCAAAGTAACTCTGCAAGATTGCCCTATGGATGAGCCTACGGCATCGGCATTGTTGATGTATGAGCTCCAACATACTTACCTGCCTGGCGCACTGCGGAACTGCCCCATTCTTGCAACAGACGAGCGCAAACTTAATGCTGTAGTAGATTTCTGCTATAACCTCGGAATTGGCAGGTTGCAAACAAGTACCCTTAAAAGAAAAATCAATGCCCAAGATTGGGAAGGGGCTAAAGAAGAATTAAAGAAGTGGAATAAGGGTGGCGGTAAAGTGCTTGCTGGCCTTGATAAACGTAGAAAATCTGAATGTAACTTCATGTAAAAATCATGCAAAATATTCCAACCACTGAAGATGCTAAGTTGTTTGCACAAAGTGTCAGAAAGTGGCAAGAGGTGTTAAGTCTTGGTGATTGGCGTATTGAGAAGGGCACAAAGCCAGCTAAAGCGGCCATGGCTTCTGTTGAATTTACCCCTGCTGCTAGGCTTGCCGTTTATCGTTTAGGTGATTTTGGTGCTGAAAAAATAACACCTGAAAGCATAGATAGAACTGCATTACACGAGTTACTTCACATCTTTCTACATGATTTGATGTCTGTAGCTACAGATCCTAAGTCTTCAGATGATGACATTGAAATGCAAGAGCATAGAGTTATTAATTTGCTAGAAAACTTATTGACTAAGGATTGCAATGGGCTCACATAATGAAACGTGTACGGATACCGAATTTATTCAGTTATGGGGTCAACTTCAATCTGCACAAAGAATAGCTGAACATCTTGGCATTCCTAATAGGGCAGTACATCAACGCAGAAGGTGGATTGAGAAACATTACAACATGAGCCTTAACGCAAGTGACCATCGTGGTTTGAAATACGATAAAAACAAACCCAAGTCATTTAGTCCACTCAAACAAATAGAACTTGGCATATTAGACGGAACAGTTATTGTGTTCTCAGATGCCCACTTCATCCCAAGTCAGCGTACAACTGCGTTTAAAGGGCTTCTATGGGCTATACAAGAGTTCAAGCCCAAGGCGGTGATATGTAACGGGGATGCTTTTGATGGAGCGTCTATATCACGGCATGATGTAACTGACCAACCTCAGACTTCTGTTATTCAAGAGTTAAAAGCCTGTCAGGGTGCATTGGGTGAAATAGAGGAAATGGCTAAAGCAGCAAGACACAATGTAAAGCTCCTGTTTACATGGGGCAACCACGATATTCGGTTTGGCAATCGTTTAGCGCAACACGCACCCCAATTTAAAGAGGTTCAAGGATTTAAGCTAACAGACCATATTCCAGATTGGGACTTTTGTTGGGCAGTATGGCCAACTGAGGATGTCATTATCAAGCACCGATACAAGGGTGGGGTTCATGCAACACACAACAATACAGTTAATGCTGGTGTGTCTGTTGTTACTGGCCATCTACATTCTTTAAAAGTCACACCATTTTCTGATTACAACGGATGTAGATACGGGGTAGATACAGGAACTTTGGCTGAAACTGACGGACCTCAGTTTACTTATGCTGAGATAAACCCAAGCAATCACAGATCAGGCTTTGCAGTGCTAAACTTTTTTAATGGCCAACTGTTATGGCCTGAGTTAGTCCACAAGTTTGATGAAGATCAGATTCAATTCCGTGGAGAAGTCATTGATGTAGGTGCATTTTGAGTGCATGGCTAATTATTTTGACGGGGGGCATCTATGCCTACATTGCTGGTGAGCAGCTAATGAAAGATAACCCGCACATGGCCATTGTGTACGCAGGGTACGCATTCAGCAATGTGGGGCTTTATTTACTCGCTAAGTGACTTTTGAAAGACACCATTAGGCAAAAGTGTGCCCCTACGATTCTTGATCTGATCGTATGCAACTTCCATACAGTTTACCAAATTAATGTCCTGTAAAGCGCAGTAATTAATAAGACAGACCATGACATCACCAACAGCATCAATAACAGCTTCCTTGTCGTGCTTAATGGTTGCATCTGCTAGTTCTCCCATTTCAGAAACCGCTTTGAGAAGCTGAGATTCAGGATTGCTATTAGGAATAATCTTTCGAGCTTCTGCCCATTGGATTATCTTTATTTCTACATCAGCGTATGACATTATTCTTCCTCCAAGAATGGGTCGCCAAAGTTGGACATTATTCCAGTTTTGGTATTAAATAAGTTATCACCAACCTTCGTGATAAATTCACCATGAGGGGAAATGTAGTTTTCACCTGTCTTGACAAACACCCCACCATCTTGGTCGATTAGCATAGTATCAGTTTTTGTGTAAACCCGCCCCGAAAACAGATCAATTATTGATTTCATACCATCCTCCATACAGTCATGTTACGGCCATTGGGACCTTTTACACGCACACCTGAATCCTCAATCATTCCCTTTTCTACCAAAGTAGAACGTCTGGCTCTATAGGTCGATTTGTGGGTTTTGAAATGTTCATTCATTTGCTCATCAGTAAATCCATTTTTACCTTTGGCATGGGCATATGAGTAAACAAGTCCCTCAATGTGGGGAAGGTCTTTGCTTATGCTTTCGGCAGCTTCAATTGAAGTGTCTTTAGCATTTCTACGAAAGAATTTAAATAAATCCATAATTACTTTCTTCTAGTTGGTGGGGGTACTCGCTGCGTCTATGTTCGTCCGGCAGAATTACCGCATAGCATCCGCTTTCCCCCCGTTTTAATCAAAAAGGAATGTCTGATTCCATGTCGTCAAAACCATTGCCCTTGGTAGTTTTACGGGTGGGGGTAGAACTTTGACGGGCAGGTTTCTCACCATCAAATGGTTCACGGGCATTTAGCCATCCATCCCATGCACCTACTGGCATTGTGTCCATTTTGAATGAGATGTTGCCATCGTCATTGATAAACACGGAGCCGCACTTGGAGTAGCGTTTCTTCATGTCACCAGTTTTTGGGTCTTTGTATTCACCCACTGTTGCTATTGCGTCTAATCGTTTCATTTACTTTCCTTCATTTTCTCTTTATAGGCTTTGATAGCCGATCTTACCTTACTGTCTGGCTTGAGAGTATCCCAAACCCTAATGCGAACTTCGTTATCCGTAATGGATTCCCATTCGCCATACATACCAGGTTCATCACCTGCTTCGTATCTTTCTTTGATAGCAGCAACCACCGCATCAATAATCCCCGTATCAAGCTCTGGCAGGTCTTCACCCGCATAGATGTACAAACCTAGGCCATGGAGGCTTAGAGCCTTTGTCATGCACCGCATGATGGATGTATTCACTGCAAACGCATCAGGCGCAATGATGGCCTTGTTGCGGTGATCCATCACGGGAAGTTGGCAGGTCATGGG